CATGTCCTGTTCTCTATTATTGAGTTCACGACTTTCAATATTACGTGATTTTGCCATTGTACTTGTTCGTGTCATTTTAATTTCCCCACACTATTTATTGTAAACTGTAGTATAATCGCCTTCAGATTTTTCAACCTTCAGCTTTTCTGCAGCATATTGTTCAAGAGGTATTCCCCATTTTTCTGCAAGTCTCATATCTTCTTTAGATAATTTAACCTTCTTGCCTTTTGACGAGGATGAAGGAGTGCGTGATGCTCCTCCGACTACTTGAGCAGGAGATGTCGTTTCCTGCTGACGATTGTCAACTCCAAACCTTTCAGGATATTGTTGACGAAGCCTGTTGTCTATTTCATTATAAAAATCTTCTTCAGAAGGGTCATAACCCTCTCCTTTTAATGCTTGGTCTAACTCTAATGCCAATGTGGTCATTACTTGGTCTTGACCAAACCAAGGATTTTTACCTGCCCAATCTAATGCAAGTTTATCATACTTTACACTTGACTGTGGCTGTGTAGTAGGTTTAGCAGTTTCTGTTACTTCAGGAGTTCTAGGTTTCTGCGTTTCATACTGTTGCTTTGCAATCTTTAATGCATTAGCATCATTCTGAGCATTACTTAAATTTTCCTGAGCATTTACAATTAAACTTGAATCTCCTGATTCTAAAGCCTGCTTGTAAACATCCTTTGCCATTTCGATACGACTTTGTATTTGTTGTTCAGTCGTTTCAAAATTCTTAGTAAAAGAAGTTTCTGCTTCCTTTTGTTGAGCCTTTAGTTTTTCCTCAAGCTCTGCCTGTCTTGCAATAAGTTGTTCAATTTGTTCATCTCTTTCTTTTTTTTGACGAACTAATTGTCTTATTCTTTTTTCTGCTCCTGAAGAATTTGCTTCAGGTTTTTTTTCAGGTATAACATCTTCTGTTGTTTCAGGTTTTGTTTGAACTTCAGGCTCAGGTTGTTTTGTTTCTACAACTTCCTGTTCTTCTTGCCCTTCTATTTCAAACTCTACTTTGTCTTCTTCTTTATTTTGCGATTGTGAAGTATCAATCGTAGACCACTCATTATCTGGTGTCATTCATTTCTCCATAGTTTGCGAAACTAAGTTTACGCATATTTTTGATTATATATTAATTTCAATTACTTTGCAAGCAAGGTTAAGAAATTAATTTGATAAGTTATATGTTGGGTCTAAATCTTTAGGGTTTTCTACAACCATAGAAATTTGGTCATCATATAACAATAGTAGTTTAGTACCTTTGTAAAAAAACTTTTGACCTGAATGTTTACCATAACATACATAGTCTCCTATCTTACACCAAGGTCCTTTTGGAAACTTTGCTTCATCTAAATAAGCTGAGTCTCCTACTGCAAGAACTTTACCTACTGTAGTTAAGTAAGCAATGTCATTCTTTACAGAATCAGGTAAGTATAATCCACCTTTTGTTTTTTCTTTTATTGATATAGGTCTTACAAGAATATGAAATCCTGGAATTACAGGTAACACTGCAGGGTCTTCTACATGCTCTTCTGTTATCCACATATCATTCTTAGTTGCTGCTCCCATACTTGGTTGTTGCATTAATCATCATCCTCTTCATCTAACATTCGTTTAGTTATATTTTTAATTTCTGCTTTTGCCCATTCAATACCTGCAATGCGACCTACGCAGTTCATGTACGTATGATAATCTGAAGCTGAACCATATGCAAGGGAATTTTTTATTGTTTCGATTTCTTTATCTAATGCTCTGCTTATTTCATCTGATAGCATTTATTCTCTTTCTTTTTTTGCATCTTGTAGCATTTTAATAAGAACATCAGAAGTCTTTATACTTTCTGCACTTTGAATAGAGTCACCCTGCTTTATCATGTCAACAAGCATCTTAACTGCATTCATTGCCTGCTCAGTATTTCTGTCCTTTTCTTTTTCTTCTGCTTTAAGTAATCCTTCTGCTCCTATTTTGTAAGCATCAAGAGCAATCTTTTGTTCTTTAAGGTCAAGGTCTCTATTCTTTAATGCACCTTCAGAAGCTTCTTTTGCAAGCTGTGCCTGAACTTTTTCTTTTTCAAGACCAAGTCTTTGAGCTTCCATTTGAACCATTTGCTGTTCAGGTGTTCCACCCTGTTGAGCCATTGCCTGATTTGCCATCATTACTTGTTGTGCAGCTTGAGCCATTACCTGTTCAACAACTTGAGGGTTCTGCATGTTAGGGTCACCCTGTGGTGCTTGAGACATAATCTGTCTTGTTACACCATTGATTTGTTCCTGATACTTCATAACTACATGTTCTTGTATGTTTGCCTGAAGTACAGGACTTACTCTTTGCATAATAGGGTTGCCACCATTTGCAGGGTCTTGTAAAAACATAGTCTTTATCTGAATATGTGCATCATGGTTCTGACCTGCAAATGCCTTTATAGGTAGACCCTTAGTGGCTGCTTCTATATCGGTAACAGGGTCTAGTGGCATTGGTTTAGGTTTACTTGGTAGTATATTGTCTATATTAGGAATATTTGCTGCATTAAGCAATGTCCTATTTAATTCTTCCATATTAAACATTCCTGGAGGTGCATTCTGAGCCAACTGCATTGCCATGTTTGTCATCATAAGTCTATGAGCAGATGAAGGAATATTAGGGTCACTTACAGGAATAATATCAATCTTTTTATCAAAATCACTTCTAAATATTTCTGAAGACTCTCCTGGGACATCATAAGGATATCTCTGAGGTAAACTCTCTGAGTCAATACGTGCAAGTACTTTAAACTCTTCTCTTTGTGCCTTGTGTAGTCTTTTATGTATTGCAGAAAAGAATTTACTTGAAGCTTCTAATAATGCCATAGTTGTACCTACAGGACCATAGTTAGAACCTTCACTTATAATTTGCTCTGTTGTATCTGCAAACTTTTGTCCTGCACCTGCAACATACTGCATCATATTATACAATGTAGAAGAAGGTTCTTTATATGGAAACATTACAATAGATTTATTTAAGTCCATGCCTGTTGCTTCTACTTCTTTAAATTCACCTGGAGCAATAGGGTCATTGTCTCCTACAACTTTTACACCCTTTGCTTTAAATCCACCTTGTAAGTTTGCAAACTGACCTGCATCAATTAAACTTCTCATTGCTGCAGTTGCAGACATTGTAAGATTACCTAAAAAGTGTATAAGTCCTAGTCCATAAAAACCAAACCCAGGAACAAATCTGTAATGAGTAAAAAACATTTTCTTTTGTTTTGTTTCATCACTTTCATCCCAGTTTCTTCTAATTGATAATACTTTTTGTGACTGCTCTTCTACAGTTACAATATATGGACAAGCAGTATCATAGTCTTCTATTTCAAGATAACAGTGTTGTTCTAATAGTGTATACTGAGGGTCGCTATCTGTAGAAGGTGTAAGACCTAGTACTGTGTCCATTTTTTCTGCCATTGCTGACTGCTTAGGAAGTTCAGGGTCAGGTAAGTCTATATCTCTGTACATACCTGCATTTATTTGTCTTGCAAGTTCTATAGGACTTCTATAAAGAATATGTGTATATCTATCTGCTCTTCTTAAATCTGTTGCATAGTAAGATACATAAAAATGGTCAATAGGTACAAATTCACTTACAGGTCTATTTAAAGAATCATCATAATATATCTTTTTAATTGCAGAACCTAGTAGTGGTAAATGAAACAACATTCGTTCTGTTTCATCAAAATATTCAGGCATTTGTTCTGATACCTGATAGTTCATAAAATTTTGCACTCTATTTGCTTGTCTTTGTTTCTGTTCTGTAATATCACCTAGTATCTGTACTTTTACAGGTCCTTTAGCAGGAAACAACTCTCCACTTGCTTTACTTTGAAACTTAACTGCAGATTCAATAAGTAGTGGATGTACTGCAGTTGCTGCACCTTCAAATGGTTCTGTTGTATCTTCAAGCTTTAGTCCTAGTAAGTCAAATCCTCTTTCAAACATTGACTCCCACTCTGACCTAGAAGATTTATCTGCATCATATTTTTCTATTACAGTATTAGCAATTTCCTGTAAGTCTTCTTCTTCCATAAGGTCTGCAAGGTTCTCATAAAATGTTCCCTGCTCTTCTTCAACTTCTTCTGTAATGTCAGACTCAAACTCTACCTCTAGCTCACCTGTATCAGGGTCAAGTTCAAAGCTTACATTATCCATAACATTTTCTTTTTGAATGTCAAGGTTAATAACATTATCTTTAGCTATTTCTTCATTAGGGTTCTTTTCTACTGCCATTCTCTTTCCTCGTAATTGGACTTTTATATTTCTTTATTATTGGTGAGTTGCTTATCTTTACAGGTAACCTATCACATTTACAATACTGACTATATCGTTTTGCTCCACAGTTATTACAGTAGGTTACAGGGTTGTATTTGAATATCTTCATTATACTCTTACACCCTCCAATATGCAACCCTTTTATCCTTTTTGCTTCCTTCATCCTCCCAGGAAGGGTCTTCTGGATGTGTTAAGTTCCAACTGTCCTTCATATAATGTACTGCCATAGTCATACAGTCTACTTGGTCATCATGTGAGCCATTAGGAAATGACATACACTCAGAAAACAAATCATCTGCCCATACCTTATTTTTAGGTAACCATACCCTGCCTGCTTCCATCATGGGTGTAGATGCGTACACTCTTGCTACCTTGTCCTTATCAGGTAGATAATCTAGTACAGGTAGTCCTGCCCTACGCATGTCCTGTATTAATGACTGACCTGAAGCCTTTCTTTCTATAATACATACATCAGGTCTAAACTCTCTATATAAGTCCTGTGCAATACGTCTAAGCTCAGGATACTCATATCTACCTCTTGTATTACCTAGTAGTATCAAATGAGATGAATGACCATAGTCCTCGTCATAGTCATGGAATATACCCCATGTCTGTATGACACTATAGTCTGCAGTTCTGCTTGTACTAAAGGCAGTATCATATGTCTGTATTATAAACTGACACTCAGGTGGTTCTTCATACTCCCACCAATTTATGTATTTCTTTTTAATAATACCACCATCATCAGGTGAAGGGTCTTGCATATATAATGAGTTCCAATACCTTGCACCATTACTTGCTCTAATTTCCTGCTCATCTATTCGTAGTATCTCATCTGACTTCCACTCAGGAAAGTATGAACTACCTACAGGTAAACCGAGTAACTCTGCTGCTTCTTCATTTAACCATGCAGGAATACTAATAACTTCCCAGGGATAGGTGTTTTGCTCTGCAGTCTTTTCCTGCTTTAGTAGCCAACCACATAGGTCATCATAGTGATATCTTGTATTAATAATAATAATTGCACCATTTGGCATAAGTCTTGTTCTTAAACCTGCAGGATACCACTCCTTGATATACTTTCTACCTGTCTGACTAAATGAATCTTCTTCTGACATGACATCATCTAGCAGAGCAATGTTTGCTCCTCTACCTGCTACCTGACTCCTAACACCTGCTGCATAGTATGAACCATTCTTATTTGTTTTCCACTTGCCTGCTGCCTTAACATCGCTACGTAATGCCACACCTTTAAATATTCTTTGGAACTTTTCTGTATTAACTATGTCTCTTACAGTTCTACCAAAGTCAGATGCAAGCTGGTCACTATGTGATACAGACATTATTTCATGGTTTGCATAGTTTCCTATATACCATGCAGGAAATAGTTTACTACATATTAAGGATTTAGAGGAACGAGGTGGTAGGAATACCATAAGTCTCTTAATGTCACCATCTACCACACCCTGTAACTTACTACATAATAGCTTAATGTGCTTACCCATCTTAAAATCAGATACCAATGTAGGAGCAAATACCTTTACAAATGTAAGAAAGTCATCTCTTGCTCTTATATTAATATATGTATCTAGGTTAATCTTTAAATTTAGGTAGTTTTCTATTTTGTTTGTTTGTTCCATTATGTCTTTAGTTTACCTTGTTCTTCTTCTACATCCAAACATTTATATGCTTTTGGAAAATAATCAGGCATATAAGTATGTAGTTCACTTGCAATGACATAGGCTCTTGCTAGACACTTGTCATGTGTGTTATGTGGACTGTGTAAATCTGCTAAAGTTGTACATTTATTAGGGTCATTCATTAAACATGCTAATACAAAAAGTTCATACATTAATTTTACCTTTGTTGTTATAAAAAATATTATAACACTATTGTATAAAATAGGAAAGTATGTTATTTTCTATTTAGACCTCCGGGGGTAAATAGATAGAACCCCCACCTCCTATTGTAATTATATATTACTTTATTCCAAAACTATAAATACTCATATCAACTTAATCAGGCGGCGACCCATTTAGCTAAATAGGGCATGGTTAGACCTGTCAAATTTTAAAAATATTTAGGGGTAGGGTATATATATATAACATACAGACAAAATTTTTTGGTAGGGGTATCGACTATTCTATATAATTCCATTAAAAAACTACCTTTTTAATAAAAATTACTAGGGTTAGATAGGACTCACCTATATAGATTGAAGGATTTATTAAATCTATTTAGATTATTTAGATATCATTACTTCTATTTTGATTTAATATCCCATGTTTCTATTTTGTAGGATATACCCTATCCCCATATTATATTAAACCATTGTTCTATATAGGTTTATTTAATAAGGTTAGATAGGACTCACCTATATAAATTAGAAGCTAATGATTAATCTATATATCTTTAAATGATTAAATAATATTAAAAGATTTCATGATAAAAGTTAAATACAATCTTATCTATATCAAATTAATAATTTAGTCATTTAGATATGTAGGTTAGTTAGGATTCATCTATATAATTTGATTAGAATAAACCAAGTATACCTTGTTAGCTAGGTTTCCCCTTCCT